CCGTGGGGGAGAAGTACTCTACGATCTTCTTGGCTACAGAAGGTCGGAAGTTGAAGGGGGTGGTTATTAAAGCCTTCAGCGCACGAAATACATTCGCGGGGTATACCGGATCTCCGACTTGGCGCTGGTAAGCCACGGCTTCTCGAACGTATCTCTCGTCAAACCACGCCTGCCGCAGCGAAGGGTGGTTGTTCCCTGAGGCATCATAGAGATAGGGGAACCATCGCTCACAAGCTGTAAGACCTAGTCTTCCCCCACCGTTGATAACGCCTTCGCCATCTATGGTCACAAGAGTTCGTGTCTTCAGATTGTAGAAGTCCCGCAGAGCCACCTCATGGGAAGGTAAAGACGGCATAGGTAGCTCAGTGAGCAGGTTGATGAGGGCGTCTTCATCAATCCCCAACCGAATCATCGACTTTGCTTCTGGCCATGTCGGGGTAACCGAAGAGTTGGGGGCCCTCAGTCCCTCTTTCCCCAAGGCTCGCTTAACGGAAGCAGTTGAAACACCAGAGGCCTCAGCAACCCACTCGATAGTCCGCCCCTTGCCGATGTTCTCTACGAGCATATCTCTTGTGAGCACTTGGCGTGGTGCTGGGCCCCTTGCTCTTGGGAGCAGTTCCAGCTTGTAGTGCATCGAGGCCGGTACTTCAGGAGCAATATAGTCAAGAAACTTTGTTAGGCTGGCGCGATCATGGATCCATAGCGCGGGATCTTTATCTTGGTGAAGTACCGGGTCTAACCCAAGACCACGAAGAAGGTTCAGTAGGACGCTCTGGCTATCCTTGTGTGGGGTGACCGCAAAGCGAACGTACCCGTTGGAAGTCTTCCCACCGTCATCCAAATACCACACAGCCAGTGAGAGGGGGCTAAAACGAGATAGGTCTAGCCCCGTGAAGACCTTATCCCCACTGCCCTCGGGGTAGACACAACCCCAAAAGGGGCGGAGCACCGTACATCCGTGAGTCCGCAGGATGTTACCAGTGTACAGCCTCCCGTTTTTGACCTGCTTCGAGTGACGTACAGAGCAAATGTAACCGGACCAAAGAGCAACCTTCCATTGAAGGTAGTCGGTCTGCTTTTCGGAATGGAACTCGGAAAGCGCAGCGGTCTTAGACCCTGTTGAAAATAGCCGGGCGTCTCCCAAAAGTGAGCCTAGAAGGAGAGCGTGTTGTACCTCGGTCAGAGGTGGTAGCTCGTGCCGTTCGGACTTCGCGATGGTAGCGATTCCGTACTTCTTCCGTAGGCTCATCACGTAGCCGTAAGGCTGCCCTATTCGCTGCCCTATTTCACGATCAGTGAGCTTCTCATCGATGTAGAGCTGGCGAAGATCGTCAGGAGTCATACTCAGATCGCAAACTGCTGGTCCTGAACTGACAAGTACCTAGCCTGATCGCGAAGCACTTCCGCACTTTACCTTGGCACTCGAAACTCCGACCATTCTCGTCCGTTCTCGTAGATGTGAATGGTTCTGCGCGTACCCCATTGTTCAGACGGGACACGATATTCTGCGAGGAGCTTCTCCCCCTCCCAATCGAGACAGAGGCACGAGTAAACATCGCAGGAGTGTTCATCGTAGCCGCGATGTCCACGCCCAAAAGACCATTTCACCGAGTTCTCTGACCGTTGGAGTGGCCAGGATGTCTTTACGTCCACCCGCACCCCGTCCGCATCTTCGAAGTCATAAGAAGCCGACGGCCCGAAGTCACGGTTCATATCCCGACTCGTAGGGTATCTGCCCTTATACAACAGTTCACCTAGCCGGCCGATCGATCCAGGTGCCTTTGGATTCGAGAATTGTGACGGGTCATCAATCCAGGCGAGGTGATCAGAGGGCTTCACTAGGTTAGGAAGCTCGTGTAGGTTACGTAACAGATCATTCGCCAAGGCAACCCCCCACCTCTCCGTAACCTCCCTCTTCGACCAATGGTACTCCGCACTACTAGGGGTAAACGTGATGGCCGCGTCTGGGATCTCACTCGAAGGTATAAGCCACAGATGCATGACCCTGTCACGCTCTCGATTGAATCCTACAAAGAAGCCATGATCGCACGTCTTGTTGAGGCCGTATGTTGGGAAGACCCACGAAGGGTTGCCGAATCGAAAATTGTCGGTAAGTGACCCTCTGACATCGATACGCCCTAGAGTAGGATCTTCAAAGTCATAGGGGCTGCTGTTCCCGTATTTGACAACCATGTCTTGGGCCCGAGAATGGTATTTGGCGAAGATAAGCTCCGCTACTCGACCCCACCATGAAGCCGTGTACTTTACCATCGTCGTTATATCGTCAGGACGACCACCAGCCCCGGAACGAACCCGTGCGGCTCTATCTCGATTGAGATCGGGGGATACATAGGGGCTTCTCGACGTATTGAGTTTCTGTCCGGCTCGTTCTCTAGCCACTCGATCATCGAACCTTCTGTTGTTCTTGAGAGACGTATCAACAAATTCAACACCGGAAACGGGGCACGTCTTGACCCGCTTAGCGAGCTTTTTAGCCGCATCCAATTTGCGACGGCAAATACCTGAACAGTAGACCTGGTTCCATCTCACTGGCCTAAACGTACCCGAACAAGCAGCGCATAGGAGAGTACGATCTCGTAGAAAACCACCCTCTGGAAGAAGCCCAGATCGCACCGCCTTCGCCCGTGACCGGCATTTTGTAGTGCAGTAGTGCTGGGAAAGCACAGCATCCGGTATTCGAAATGGCTGCTGGCAGTAACAACAGATTTTCGTTCTTCTCTTAACCGCTTGAGTTTCTTTGCAAGCGGGACACATACGGAATCTACCCTTCTCCGTTGTCTCCCACGGGTTACTGCAAACCCGACAGGTAAAGACACGAACTGTCCTAATTGGGTGTACTTCTCGGTGTAGCTTTCGCCTCTTCCTGGCTCTCTCCGCGTCTTTAGCCAAGTGCTCGGGTGTCCTCTGACGCATAGAAGAAAAGTGTACACCATTACCACGGGGTAAGCGGCTTTTAGAAACTACAAACGCCAAGAGGCTAGTTCCCGAAGGAACTAGCCTCTCAAAGCTGCCTGATGTCAGGTATCAGAAGCGCTGTACCACAAGGCGGGTAAGGCCGCGGGGGTTGAATGCGCCGATACCGACATTCTCGAAGACCGAGAAGCCGATGGTGCGAGCCTTAGGGTCATCCGCGCTGAGAACCGTCAGCTCTGTGCGAACGGGGAACCGCCCGAAGTTCTCCGGCTCTGCACAGATGTAGCAGAAGCCGACCGGCACGAGACGGCTCGTAACGATTTGCGCGCCCCAGAGCACCGCCTGAAGGCCGGTCTTCAGGAGGGTTGCCTGCGACTCGATGTCGAGGATGTCGCGGCCGAACTTGCGGATATCCGCGTAGTCCACCGCGTTCATGTAGATGCGCGCGACGCGGAGGTCGTGGCGCTCGATCTCTGCGAACGCATCCGCGAGGACCGACGGCGAGATCGGAGCCACGACGGCAACGTCGGGGTTCGTCTGGCCGGGGAGCGTGTCGAAGCCCGAGACAGCGATGCTGTCCAGAACCGCGAAGACGCGCTCGTCCTCGGCAGCCTGAATCTGCGCCTTGGCGAGATCCTGGCTGCGCTCGATGAGGTCGAAACGACGCTCCTTGATCTGCGTGAGCGGGATCTCCGGGTTCGAGGCAATCTCGAACAACGGAAAGATCACGCGACGAGGCTTCTGGATCGCCAGGATGTTCTGGCCTTCCTCGCCTACCACGAACGCCGTAACGTCCGGGTCCTTGTCGTAGATCGGGAGGGCGCCATCCGGGAGGGCCTCCACGAGGAACGTCTTGCGGCCAACGGCCGTGTAGTCACGGCGAAGGCGGAGAGGTTGGATCATCGATGCGGCGAGCTTCGCGCGGCCTGCGGCCGTCTTGATGTACTCGCTGATGATCTGCTGCTTGACATCGTTGGACACTTGCTGGGTCAGCATGACTCTTTGCCCTTATCCTTTCTGAACTTGCGGGTTCGGGCCGAGATCAGACCCGGAGGTCCACGACGAGGAGGCCGTTGTTCGCGTCGGGCGCGACCTTCACGACACCCATGAGGGTCACATACTTGACGTCGTTCTGACCCGAGACGTTGTACTCGTACGCGTCAGCAAGGTTGTTCGTGAGCAGACCGTTGACCGAGGCGTAGACCTTGTCGCCGGGCTGGTACGTGATGGCGTTGCTGTTCGCGATCTGGTTCTTGGTCTCGTAGAGAGACACGCCGAGGGTCGTGCCCGTGCCGTGCGCATACGTGCCGCGCGAGCTGGCGACGCCAGGGGTGTTCTCGAACGCGTTTCCGTTCGCGTCGTTCAGGAAGATGCCGAGCGGCTTGACGCGAGCATCGTATGCCGATGCCACCTGAACCGGACCGCCGTGGAACCCGTTCCCGTAGTCGTAGCGCGAGAACGCTACGGTTCCGCCGAGAACACCGACGCGGGTAATGCCCGCGAGGGTAGTGGACTTGTTGGCCGTGTTGGTGACGATCGGGGGGTTGGCTTGCGTGAACGCATCCGGCGTCAGGACTCCCACAGAGTTGCGGGTGACGACGGAGAAGAGCTGCACGCGACCGCTGGTCTCCCTGAAGTCACCCGAGCTTTGGCCGCCGAGGGGATTTGCCATTTTCGTGATCTCCTACTTGCGATTGCTGGGGTGGCTAACGATTCAATCTGATTCAGGCGCCAGTCCAGGCGTTGGTCCGATGAGGGGAGCGACTAATGCGGACCTTTCAGTCGGCGATGTCGCTCCCCTCTAACTCCTCACTTGATTCCGAACGCGTCCCGGACATCCGGGGCCGAGGTCCAGAGCGAGGCGAGCTTGTCGACATCACCCGGAGCCGAAGCTCCAACACCGACGGTGCCGCCGATCTTGCTGACACCCACGGACGGCTTCGTACCGAGCGTCCGAGTAGATGCCGTCCGAACCGACGCCTGCTTGCCCTGCTGAGCATCCTGCGCGGCCTGGGTCTCTTCGTTGTTGGCGAAAAGCGTCTTGAGGACGTCGTCCTCGGAACCGAGAACAACTTCACCAACATCCATCGGCGCGGCGTCGAGCTGAACACCCATGTCATCGTCGAGGTCTGCCGGCATGCCGAGCAGCTCGTCAAGCACCATGTCGTCCGCCTGCTGCTGCATCGGCTGCTGCGGTGCCGCCTGCTGCTGCATCGGCTGCTGCGGTGCCGCCTGCTGCTGCGCCCTCATCGTTTGCTGCATCATCTGAGCAATAGCGGCCTGAAGGCCCTGCATGTCACCCGCTTGCATTGCCTGCTGAAGAGCCTGCACGCACTGCTGGTTGGCCTGCTTGTCCTGGCCCTGCTGCGCATCCTGCTGCTGAACCTTGTCCTGGTTCGCTTGCTTG